CCTACTTAAAGGCTCACCCAGCGTGCGAGTCAAGCTCACGTCGCAGTTTGGTGTGTGGTTCCGTCCCTCCAGGGGTCCGTTCCACTAGAATAGCCCGCTGCACTGCAGCAGGGTCAGTTAAGAGGGCGCTCAACCAAGCGTTGTCAATCATCTTCCTCGAGTTCAGACTCGAAGGTGATCTTCCCGTCATTGACGGTGACAACTGCTCGGATGTTCGCCGTAGTTGGGATTTGCTCGTTCCCCGACTTTCTCTACCAGAGAGAAAGAAGAAGAGCAAGCCACGGTCTTCGATGTTGCAGTCAGCCCTTAAAAGCTGTAAGCGCATCTTTGACGTAGCTTGTCGTTCTTGCGATGAAATCGCCGGTGTTCGGGCTAAGAGAGAGTGGGCAGAGAAAGCGAGCGTGCGTCATCCTTATGTTGTTCAGAAGTGGTCCTACGACCATCTTTGGGAACTCAGGAGACACGTCCGTGAACTTTGCTCCGGGTGGGGAGAGCGGCTTGATGCCGCGAGAAAAGAGTGTGAGGTAGCCTCTGTGCTACCTAGAAGAGGTGTTTACGTCCCTGACCAGCAGGGGTGTTTGGAGTTGTCTCAAAGACACGGTGGTACTCTGGGAGTCCACCCTGATCGTGCTTGCAAGGAAAACTCTCTCGTCCGACTTGGGGTCGCTAAGACCAAAGGCAAGTTGCGAGTCGTTACCATGCAGAGCGCACGCGTGAAGCGCGTCTTGACACCCGTACACAACGCTCTCTACGACCATCTGTCCGACTTCGGATGGCTCGTAAAGGGCGACGTAAAAAAAGAAGACTTCCAGGCAGTCGTCGATGACGTTCGCCCTGGAGAGATGTTGATCAGCGGGGACTACTCCTCGGCGACTGACAACATTACTCTCGAGGCTGTGGAAACGATAATCGATGTTCTGTGTGAGGAGGGCCGCTTAGGAGAAGAAGAGAGGAAAGTTTTGGGGGAGTCTTTCCGGAACCTTGAGTGGGTTGCTACGCTGTGCAGTAAAGAACGTCATCCTATTCGACGTGGCTCGATGATGGGGAACCTTGTCAGTTTCCCACTTCTTTGCCTGTTGAACAAGGCTTGCTTCGATATTGCGAGCGACATCCATCGAGGGTCTGGTGAGAGACGTGTTGGACGATTCAATGGGGATGACTGTGCCTTTGCTGGTAACCGCGACTTTTTCCTCTTCTGGAAGGAAGTCACTTCCGCTTATGGGCTCGTCGTCAACGTTGAAAAGACTGACATTTCGCCTTGTCGGGTCGAGCTGAACTCTCAACCGTTCTTTGTCTCTTCTCGACTTGTGTGCCCCAAACCCGTACTTTCTTTTTTTCGGCCCTCCCGTGATGACTCCGGCGATCTCTTGTCCGAGGTAATTCGTGGCGTTGAAGCTCTTCGGAACGATGTCAAGGCATACGTTCTGAATGTTCTGATGCGCCATCCTATTTCCCTTCGAACTATCGTCCCTAGTGTACTGTCCCGCAGTACATATGGAGCTCTCATTAGGAGGTCTTGGTTTAAAAGGGCTCTTGGAGTGGGCCCTGCACCTGTTCTTGTTCTTGGTACTGAAAGAAACATCCCAGTGGTCGTTGGCCCTCCTCCTCGGAGCAGCCTTTACCCTGTCGTGGATGCCTTGTCTCGAGATGTTTCTCTTGACTTCCGTCGCGATTGGATCGGCGTCGCTCTCCCTCGTGGAGCAGCTCGTCGTACCCTCGATCGCGCGAGTCATAGAACTTCCTCCAAGGTCTTTACCAAGAACACCTCTCCTTTCTTTTTACAGAAGGTGTATAGGAGTCGTAGATTGTGGACTTTTACCTGGCCTAAGCGGGTATGGGACCATTTTCTCTCCTTTCATGAAGCCGGTCGAGATGTCTTTTTGTCCGACACTGACCGTTTGTCCGAGTGGGTCGATGACCATCCCTTTCTCTCAGTCTCACAGACGTGGAGATTTGGTGATCGAACTCTTCTTGGACTTTCTTCTCACACTTTTTGTAATTCTCCTTGCCCCCCTTCACTCTCACCCTGCGGCCCCTCCAATATGGGGTACTCTTAAACTGTAGCGCCGGGCTAGGCTTACGTAGGAGGGAGTCAGATTATGCTGCCATGGTTGTAGAGGTTGGCGACCGGAGGGGACGGTAGATACCTCCATGTTCTAGTACTGATTATGACACCTCAGTACTCTGTTATTAAACTACTCCAGCCCAGTGCCTCCATGCCTCGCGGGATGCGGGCGTGCTCTGGGAAAGTGGGGGCCGTTAATTCGGTACTTGCAAGGGGAGAAAATCCTCGAGCGGTATACTAGCCGTGTGAAGCGCCCGCAAGGGGTCACCAATTATGGCATCCGGTCACAGGATGAGCTTAGCAAAAGTCAGCCAAAATGGAAAGAGTAGGGAGAGAAGCGGAGTGTTGAGTGATGTTTAGGGAAAGGCATGGGGGTTGATCCGAAACTAACCGGAAAACAGTTTCTTCGTGAAGTTGGGTAGAACCAGGTGCCAAAGCGCCTGGGGAGCTATCCCA